TGTTTAAAGGAAACTTGTATCCGTTCCAGCAAGAAGCCTCCGACGCAATGGTAGACCGTGGTCAGATGCTTTTAGCGTTAGTCATGGGTGCTGGTAAGACCATTACAACATTATCTGCGTTGGAAACATTGAAAGACCAAGGAGAGCTGAAGAAAGCTTTAATTGTTGTTCCGTCATCTTTGAAATACCAATGGGAGCGAGAGATCAAAAAGTTTACTGACTCTCATTGCATTGTTATAGATGGGACTGTAAGTGCTAGAAAGAAACAATGGAGAGCGTCACTTAGCGCCACTTATGTAATCATCAACTCTGAATCCTTAAAGAATGATTTGGCTGACTTTGAAAAACACACGTTTGATGCGATGGTTGTTGATGAAGCCACCATCATTAAATCTGCTAAAGCTAGGCGTTCTCGTTTGATTAAACGTATAGGAAAGAGATACCACTACCGTTTTGCCCTGACTGGACAGCCTATAGAAAACCGTCCAGAAGAACTGTTTTCTATTATGGAATTTGTAGATCCAAAAGTTCTGGGCAAAGTTGACATCTTTGATAGGACGTTTATTGTACGAGACAGGTTTGGTAAGCCAAGTCGTTATCGCAATTTAAAACAACTACACAACAGTATGGAAGGGGTAATGATTCGCAAAACTAGAGAAGACATTGCAGACCAATTACCACAAGTTATACAACAAGTTATACCAGTTCCTTTTGACACAGCAGGAGCAGTGGTTTACCGCAAGATAGCAAATGATTTGCTGCAGTCAATCCAACAAGCAATATCTAAAGCAGGACGAGGCTTTGACATTTGGAGTCACTATTACGGTTCTTCAGGAAATAAAGAAGCACAAGGTGACATCATGTCCAAACTAATTGTGTTGCGCATGTTTTGTGATAACCCAGAACTAGTTCATTGGTCAGCAAAAATGTATGCCGATACTTCTAATGACCAAGGTAGTGAGTATGCAAACAAATTGGTAAACCAAGGTATTATGCCACCAACCTCTGGAACACCAAAACTAGAAGCAGTGGTTCAATACATTACAGATGTTTTAGAGCAGTCTCCAAATAATAAAGTTGTTTTGTTTTCATTTTTTAAAGAGAACCTTAGATTGATTCAGAAAGCAACTAAGCACCTAACTAACAGCGTATTGTTTATGGGTGGTATGACCATGTTGGATAGAGATTCATCTAAGCAACAGTTCACACAAGATTCCAACACACGGTTGTTTTTGTCATCAGATGCCGGAGGTTACGGTGTTGACTTACCTATTGCAAACTATCTAATATCGTATGATTTACCCTGGTCAGCAGGTAAGCTAGACCAAAGAGAAGCTCGTATCATAAGACTTTCTTCAGAATTTCCGCATGTGAACGTTGTTTCATTTGTTATGAAGGGTAGTATTGAAGAACGACAGTACGAGATGTTACAAGAGAAGAGAAATATTAACAAAGCATTTATAGATGGTGGTTATGACACCAAGGGCGACTATAAACTTACTTTGGGAGCACTATCCGATTTCATAGCACATAGCGAGGTATGACATGAGTAAAATTATTAGACAACAACCTGAAACAACTTTTGATGAAGCATACGTTAGTAAGCTTGTTAGCGAATTTCAAAACCACAAGTCAATGTTGGAGGCAACACAGAAGCGCCTAGACGGTTTTAAAAAAGAGTTGACTGAGGTTCTTGACGCACATGGTAAGCCCGACGACAAAGGAAACTTGTGGATCAATCTTCCATCGTGCGAAATTAAAAGAGAACGTCGTATTTCCAAAACGTTTAACGCCTCTGCAGCAGAAGCTTGGGCAAAAGAAAATGGATTTTGGGATACTGTTAAAGAAGTTATTGAAATTATCAGCGAAGACCGTTTGCTTGGGTTAGCATGGGATAACGATGAAATTCAAGAAAAAGTTAAATCATTTTATGTGGAGAAGGAAACGTGGGCTTTGAAGGTATAGAAGATTACCCAGGAAAACGCCCTCCAAAGAACCGGACAAAGCGTAAACCAAAAAAGATTGACGATCCGTTTTTTGGGGTTAAATCTTCTTATTATGTGATTAAAGGAGAACGGATTGAAGTATTTACAATTGGACAATTAGCCAAAGTTTTAGGAAAGAAAACAGGAACCTTAAGATCATGGGAAACAAAAGGAATAATTCCAAAACCCATCTACAGGACAGCTCCTCCAGACCGAGGACAGCTTCCTGGAGTAGAGGCAAAAGGAAGGAGGATTTACACCCGTAAGCAGGTAGACTTGATAGTATTCGCAGTAAGCACAATAATTGGAGATACAGACCCAAGAGTTGTGACGACTGAGAATTGGAATAAACTAAAGCAATACATAACAGACAACTGGAAAAAATAAAAACACACACAAACACAAAGGACAAAGACAAATGCCAAATAAATACGACGATGACTTTGACACAGACGAAGTAGAGTTTGATTCGCCTGTCAAAGTTGAAACAAAGAAAGAATCACTTACTCAAAAAGAGCGAGTAGAAACACCAGTAGCTACTACTGCAAAGAGAAGCGTAATTAATCGTGGTTGGGGTGCAGCACAAAAAGTGCAAGAATCAACTTCAGCGTTTGCTCAACGTTTCAAGGTCACAGAAGACCCACAGATTATTAAGTTCCTAGAGGACGAACCTTATGCATCGTTTCGCACACACTGGATTGATGGCCGTGCTGGTCAAAAGTCTTTTGTTTGCTTGGCAGATCATCCTGAAGGTTGCCCACTTTGTGACGCTGGTAATCGCCCATCAACCAAGTTTGCTTTCAACATTGCAGTACTTGGCGAAGATGGAGACTTATCAGTTAAGTCATTTGAGGTTGGCGTTCGTTTGATTGATCAACTTAAGAACTTTCACACAGACCCTCGTCAAGGTCCATTGTCCAAAAACTACTGGGCAGTATCTAAAACTGGCAAAGGTGCGCAAACACAAACCATTCTTCAAATGGTTCGTGAGCGTGACTTGTCAGAGTGGTCAATGGTTGGCTACACAGATGAAGACATGGCTGTGCTTAAGCGCAATTGCTATACACCTGAAATTATTTCAATACCAACACGTTCAGAACTTTTGGACATTTCATCCGAGATCAACGACGCACGGTAATCAATGTACAAGACGGTAAACACCGTTGAGGAATTAAAGCAGATAGTAGACGTAGTCACAGAATTTGGCTCGTTTGCTTTTGACATTGAATCACGGGGTGTTCTTGAGCGTCACGATGATGTGAATACACACTTTCAAAAAGAGTGTAAACAGCACATTGCGACGCTTAAGAATCCCAGTGAGGATGTTGTTGAAAGGTCTACTGAAGCTATTCGCCAACGCTATTTGAAGGACCTTGCTGTTAACCCACTTCGCAATGAAGTGTTTTGGTTAGGTATTGCAACCCACGGACATTCGTGGGCTATTCCTATGGGTCATAAAATAGGTGAAATGCTTGTCCCTGAGCAACGTGGGGACGGAGCAACTTTGCCACCACCGGAGTATCGCAAGGTTTTGAAGAACGGAAAGACTTCGTTGGCAAAAACTAAGTATTACATTCCGCCTGTATACAGTGAGCCTCCAACACAATTGTCTCGCTATGACGTGTTTGAAGCTTTGCGCCCGATCTTCTTTGGTAACACCATAAAGGTTGGTCACAACGTAAAGTTTGATGCTTTGTCCATCCAAAAGTATTACGGGGAATTACCGCCAGGACCATACAGAGACACAATGGTCTTACAACATATTTGCGACGAGAACATTCCTAGTTTCTCTTTAGTAAGTTTAATTTTGCACAACTTTGGTAACCATGCTCCCTATGACAAAGAAGGAAAGCTTGGAAAGACCATTGACTCAGTTTCTTACGGAGTCGCATCTCGTTATGTTCATTTAGACGCTCGCTGGACATGGATGTTGTACGTCAAATTGATGGCTAAACTAAAAGCAGAATCCTCACTACTGCCAGTAATGAAACAAGACATGGATGTACTTCAGGTATTGATGAGCATGGAGCAAGAGGGCATAACCGTAGATGGTTACAACTTAAAGAATTTGCGAAAAGAACTAGACACAAAGTTACACGACACTTTATTACTTTTATCAGAGTTTGCTTACCCTGGATTCAATCCAGACTCAAATAAGGACAAGCAATTGTTTTTATTTAATAAAAAGAGAGAAGGTGGGCTAGGTTTAAAGCCCACCAAGAAAACACCAAAAGGCGCACCATCAGTAGACACTGAGTCTCTGGAAAGTCTTCGGGGTAAGCATCCAGTTATTCCACTCTTGCTTGAGTGGTCAGAAACTCAAAAGTTAAAGAATACCTATGTAGATGGTTTGTTGCCCAAACTAAACAACAACAAATTACATCCTTCATTCAACTTACATAGAACAGCCACTGGGCGTTTGTCTTCGTCATCTCCA